CCACTAAGAGCAGTACCGAATAAACCATGTAATTGATAGAACAATCTTTGGCTATTTAGCTTATTGATCGCATCTGCAAGTTGATTGCGGATAGCGTTCATTGGATCTTCACCAGCAGCCAAAGTTGCTAAATCATCAACCGCATAGGCAAAACCTCTGTGGATGATTGATGCAATCTGTGTTGCTGATCCAATTTTCTGTGGTGTTAAATAACCAGCAGTTGATGTACCCCAACCAGCCGCACCAGTCATCACCTCTTCTGTAGGTGCTACTGGATTGAACTCAGGTACTTGGATTCTTGTACCGCCTTCCCTTGCATCAAGGAAAGAGTTGCGAACAACAGCTCCACTTTTTACGAAGAGACTGCGCTCTTTAATTGCCTCTTGCACATAGCGAGACAAATTATTTCTTTTTACGATGTCCGCAAGAAGGACACCGCCAGTATAATTCTGAAACGGGGCGGCCATTTCAAATAAGGGGGATTAGGTTTGCGGGTTCCAAGTCACGGACTCGGCTGCTAAATTCACGGAATTCAGCTAGGAAGCTCCTGCTTCTCTTTTCAGCACGGCTGCAAGATCAGGGTCGGAGCCTTCCAAGGTCATTTGCCTTGTTATGTTAATACTACCTTCTTTCCAGGGATTAGTCATACCAGGAGAGACGTTTGAGGTAGGTGTTGGTTTTGCGCCCATTCCAGCAGCACTACTAGCTTTGAAATGATGCTCCCAACCTGAACCAGGATTTTTTAGATTGTTTACATAAGTATTGAAATCTTGCTCGACTCCACCATCAATAACAACAACTTTACCCTCCTCATTCCTTTTTAATTTGTTTTGAAGAAGTGAAAGGGTCTGTTCTGCATTTATCGCACCAGAATCACTAATAGCTGCTAATGCAGAAGTCCTAGTGTTGGCAGTCTCATTAGAAGTCTTTAATTCTTCTAATTGTTGCTGTAATGTTGTTATTTCTTGTTCTCTTGTTTGGGCTGTTTTGTTGGCTTCTTCCCAGAGGTCTTTCCATTGCCCTTGGTCTTCCAACTCTTTTTTCCTTTTTGTTTCTTGCTGTTCATAAACCTCCGTTAATTTACGTTTTACTCCTAAACGATCTTCTTGAGCAGTAGAAAGCTCTTTCTTTAATGCAGCAACCTGTTGCTCATATTCAGCCTTGATACGATCAAGTTCCTGAATTTGAGCTGTATTTTCGTCAGCTTTAACAACCACGGGCTGCTCAACAGGAGTCACGGACTCTTGCTGGATGACTTGTTCCTCAACCATAATTATTCAGAAGTTTTTGGGGTTTCAGTTTTAGGAGTAGAAGCTTTTGCTTTTGGAGCAGGGGCTTCTTTTTTAACAACAGGAGTAGGTGCAGGAGTAGAAACAGGAGCAGGTGTAGGAACAGGAGTTCCCTTCTCAGCCGCCAAAGCAGCTTCTAATGCTTCTGCTGTTACACCTGAATCCATAGAACTGGAAGGCATAGCAATAGATTGATTCCGTACTATCCTAATGGATTAATCCGCTGAAGTCTCATTTGCGTTCGGTAATACCTCTCCTTGTACCAATATTTCTCTAAATTCTTCTCTATCTATTACTTTTTGATCGAATAATGCAGTTAAAGCAGTCACATCTTGACCTATTAATCTATCAATATCAAAATCTCGACTGATACTTACTTCTGGTGGTTCAATTCCTAAATAAGCAGCCGATAAATTGAATGATTTTTGTAGTTTTTGCTCTAATTCCAACGAAACCATCGAGAGCATGGAATTAGTATCCACTCGGTCAAGTCTTCTCGCATCCGCTGATTCAGCAACGAATTTTTGTTGCGAAAGCGTACTAATGCCAAGCGTTGCCATTTGGAGTTGTAACTCTTGGACTTCAGACGTTTGCGCTTCAAATGCGCTGGACGCTGGCTCAACGTAATAAACTTTATTGCCTGGCTGGGTTGCCATTGCGTAGTTGACACTGATCGCCATGTCTTTTGTTTGGTCATCCCATCCTTCCAATACCAACATTGGCTGTGAAGCTACATGCAAACTATGTATTAAATCAGCTTGTCTTTGGAAATGAGCAAGATTTAAATAAGCAATATCTAATAAAGGTGGTTTACTCGTTAAAGTATCTGTTTTACCTGAATAAATAGTTGTTAATGGTATTTCACCTAAAGAATATTCACCAGATTCTACTAATTCATAGTCTTTTTCATTGGCTACAGGATCAAAATTACCTGAATAACTATTATCTTCAACGTTATATAATGCTTTTTCAGCTTCTCTTTTACGATAAATACGATATTGTCCAGGTTCTATTACTCTAATTTGATCGAATACTCTTTCACCGAACTCTCCCTCTGGTACGACTGCTTTTTCCGCTATTCTTACTTGTACTAAACTACCGTAATTAACCTCCCTGTCTAATCTCCAACCATAAATATTTAATGGATCGACTTCTATCCAATATGGTCTTCTATTTTGCGCTCTCTCTTCCGCTAAACTTAATGCACCTGTTGGTGCTGGATAATCTACTAAAATATGACTATGACCATAAGTTAATGAACAAATAAGCACCCTCCGAGCATATTCATCCAAATCAGACTTACAGCCATCTACATCTTTTGCAAAAAAATCAGTCCAATATGGATCACCGATTAAAGTAATAGGCTTCCTAAGAATTAATCCCGTAGCTGCACGAATTAAACGTTGAGTATAAGGAGAAAATACAGCCCGATTTACTCTGGCTAAATACGCTTCATAATCTTCTCGTGGCTCAAGAGGTAAAAACGCTTCGCAATTTTCCCTTAAATACTCTGTTCCATTCGTTACCGCCTTCATAATTTCCCACCCTTTAACCATATCCATCACTGCGCGAGTGCGAGTGAATGGACTGTCAGCTCCGCCTGATGTAGTAGAGCTGGTTACACTGGTGCGAATTTTACCTGGGACGGCATACGTCACGGAATTAACTCCTCAGTATTTGACCGTCTTAAATATCGTCAGCAGTTAAAGCACCACTCATTTGAAAACTAACAGAAACAGTCTGTAAATCACCAACAGATGTTCCGAACTCTGCTCCAGTTACAATCCCTTTGAATTGCAATTTCTTATTTCCAGATGTATCTAAATACAACTCGAACATTGCATCAGCAGGATCTTCTGTTGTTAATACATCCTTGATAAACTCTTGTGTTTCATCTCCACTGGATGCTGTATAAAGCAATTCAACAGAACCACTTCCATCAATAAAGCTACCTACATAACTTCTTGAGGTTGCGCCTTGTGCTGTGCAATCAAGAACATCTTTACTAAAAGAAAAGTTCCAGCTACGAGTAGAAGCAACTGTCGCTACAGTTCCAGTTGCGTTCTTAAACTTAACGGAGCCTTCTTCGCCACGATAGAAAGCCATAATTCAACCAAAATGAGGGATCATCCTCAATAGTTTAACCGTTATCCGCCTCTTTTACAGCAGAAGTTGTCTCTTTTTTTGCTTTTGCTTCAAAATATTGTCTACAACGTGGATCCCATAACCCTGAATCTCTTCTTCCTTTCAATTCTTCAACAACATCTAGCTGTTCTTTTGTTAATTCAGCCATAAATAATCAATAAATTCTATAAGTAGTCTGCCCTAAAGTCTCAGGTTTGGCTAAATTAAATTGTTGAAGACATAAATAACCGAAAGCATCAAAAGCGTGGTCAACACCAAGATTTTTATTTGGTAATCCCGTATTTGGTGCATAAGTTAATGTCCTCAAAGATTTTATCAATTCTTTGCATCGTGGGTGAATAAGAGTTCGCCTACTCCCGCTTGCGTCAAATAAAGCAGTATTTACAGCCGTAATTTTATCCCTTATCTTCCACGGTGCTCTTGGACTTGAAACATTGAACCCACTTCTTCGTAAAATACTATGGTCTGTTGCACCTATTCCAGCAGTTTTCCTTGCTCCCCCCGTCGGATCAGGACATGCTATTACCCTTCTATCAACTCCATACCGTCTGGTAACTTCTTCTGCAAAGTCCCATGTGGTTGCCCCACCTGTGAGCATGATTTCATCAAAAACATAAAGAGTTTCTCCATCTTTTACAGCACATATCCCTGACATTGGGTCAACGTTAAAATCTACCCCTAATAACAAAGGCGAAATACTAATATCCTTCGCCTCTGTTGAGATATTGTCATCATTAAATGAGACAGCAACGAGACCAGTGAGATTCTCAAAACTAGCCTCAAATTCTTGCCTAAATGTTCGCTCATCTAATTGCGCCCTCGCTGCTTCAACTTCTTCCGCTGGTACGTTGCCCCCCTCTATTGTCGTAAAACACCATCTTTGCCATTCTTCTGTCGGATCACTCGCTACATAACACCACAAATCATAAAACCAACTCGCTGTTCCATCTGGTGTACTAATAAATAATGCCCATCCTTGTTTATCCGCCAATGCTGGTCTTATTACTTCAAACCAAACATCAGAACTCATAAATGCAGCTTCGTCTAAAACTACCCCCGATAAACTTCTTCCCCTCAATGCCATCGCATTTTCTGTCCCCTTTAACTCAATACTCGACCCATTAATTAAATCTAGTCTCAAATCTGTCTCATTTTTACTCGCTATCCACACCTTCGGCACTAACTTCTTCAATGTT